AACAACTTCCACAGGTCTAATGATTGTGAAAAAGCATGAGCTAATTCATCTTCTTTGTGTTCTCCAATATGTAAGTTTTTACCAACTGCTGTGGACATCAATCCAAGAGCTGTTCTTCTATTACTTGCTTCAAGTTCCAGGATCCCAACTGATTCCCCTTTTTGGAGCAAGTCAGTTGCAATGTGGCGCATGATAGAGGTTTTTCCTGAACCAGAGCCAGCAGTAAATGTGACAAGTTCGCCATACCTGATCCCGTGTAGTTTCTTATTAAGTCCTTGGAATGGGTATTCATGATCAAATGGTGCTTGTGGTGTAGTAACTACTTGTAGTAGATTTTTACCGTCAATTATTCCATCAGGTCTGTAAGGTTTTGCATCCCAAATAGCTTTTCTAATCGCCTCCGAGTCGTTGGCTTGTAACGCTTCTGATGGATCTTTATAACCATCAAGTCTAGCGACCTTGACTTTACCAGGTGGGAGTACTGTTGCTGCCTCCTCAGATGCTTTACGTCCTGGATCATCCCCATCAAAGAATAGGACAATCTCTTCATAACCTTGGAATAAAGGTATCTGCTTTTGAATATCTTTCTTCGCACTAGCAGCGCCATGTGGTAAGGAAACCATAGGCCATCCTGGCATAGCTTCATAACACGATGCTGCATCTAGTTCACCTTCAGTAACAACAATACGTTTACCAGTATTAGGAAACAAATGCTGACCGAATAAGGTATCAGTGGAAACTCCTTCATAATAGAATTCCTTCTGTTTATTTTTTATTTTGATTCCTTTAAGTACTCCATCGCTTGTAAAATATGGAAAGCGTAGAGTATCTCCTTCTCTGAAAATCCTGAAGAACTCGCAAGTTTTGTGAGATAGTCCTCGCCTTCTGAGTTCTTGTGCGTGTCCTTTAAGTTCGACATGTTGTGACATTTGATAATTTAGATTTATACCCTCTGCGGGTGTGTAAGTTTGGCATGAAAAACAGAACATGTGGCCATCAGTATAAACTGAATTAGCATCTGATGAGCCACACTTAACGCAAGGTTCATGCCTTACGAATTCACTTTCTGTCATGTCAACCATTCAATAGGTATCGTATGATAGGCACACCAAGGGATTTTATGCTTTTCGCACCACTTGGCATACGTTGTTTTAGAACGTTTTGAAATCTTGTTATAGGGAGATTGAAAGACCATTCTTAAATCTAAATCAGGATTATCTGATTTAACTTGTTTGATCTTGCGTCTATCTTTTGGATCCCAATAACCTTTGCATTCTAAAAATACACCGTTCGGTAATAAAAAGTCAGGTGTGTAATGATGCATGATTGTATAGGGTACTTGGTGCGGCTCATAATCATAAGACACACCAAGACCTACTAAAAGATCAGCAACATTTTCTTCTAACTGTGATCTAAAAGCCATTAGAAATCTACATCATCATCTGATGTGGTTTCTGCTGATATTACATTTGGATCACTTGTTTTGAATCCTTGTGTTTTACCAAATAATTCTGCTACAGCATCATCATCTAAATCACCTGAATCTATTCCAGCTGTAGATTTTACTGATACAACTTGTACACCAACTAATTTTAATGTACTTCCATAAGTAACATTATCATTTAGGATGTAAGGTTTCTGATAAAAACCAAGCTTAACCGTAGATCCTCCATATAATGGTGTTTTTGTATCGGTTATAGCGGAGCCTTCTGTATCTACTACGGGAGGCTTACTTTTATCATTCCAAGAAAATTTAATTTTATACTTACCCTCAGATACTTCTTCCCATGGTTCGGGCTTAAGTACGGATCGTTTAGGGTTCTTGAGTTTAGACTCACACCATTTCAATACATCTTGGCGTTCGTCTTCAAGTTTGTCAATAACATCACTTTCAACAACAGCGGATAGAGAGTAACCAAACTTTCCAGGTTCCAATATAGCTTGGAAGCCTTCAAGAGTTACTGGCTTTTGTGTTACATGAATGTTACGTGGCATTACTTAGCTCCTGTTTTTGTTGCCTTTGCAGCTTTACCAGCTTCAATAGGCTTAACATCATAAGCTTCTAATTCCTTATTAACTTTAAGTCTAGCTTTAGTTAATTCATCAATGCGGTTATCAATAGCAATCAGTTGATCTTCAGCAGCTTTTTTTCTAGCTTGTTTTAAGCTTTCTTCAGTGACTACAATAACTCGTGTAGGAGCAAAGAAGCTATCAAAAAAAGAATCGTACATTTAACAAAAGAAATAAGTGGAATCAATCACGGTTTCTGGTTTCAGATCACCAATGATTGGTGGTTCAGTCTCTGCCTCAATTTGTGTGGCAAAATCTTTTAAATAGTCTTGTTTAGTAAAGAGATCCATATAAGTTTCTCTAACTATACTAGACAATATAGGCATATCGGTTGCTCGACATAAGACACTATCATGTATCAAAGCAATAGGATAATCAAATCGTTTAACAGCTAAGTGTAAGAGACTTGCATCTAATGAATGTATTAGATTAGGTGCAGTAGCAGCTTTGTGTCTAGCTCTATCTACTTTCTCTCCATCTTCAGTAGCAACATGAATACGACAACGACCTAATAACTGTAGTTGTAGTTCTTGTACTTGTTTCTTCATTATCTTTTGATTGACAATGAAATCAGAAGGAGTTGTCCAACTTAACTTGGTAACACCACGGTTAATAGCTTTAGAAACTTCATCTTCAATCCATTTCATTACTGCCATTGGTCCTGGAGCTACAGAATGCATAGCTTCCCTTACAGCAGCGACCGTGATTGTGAGATCATCCTTATCTATCTCTATACCTTTCTCCTTTAATGCGTCCCTTATGTAGGACCTATTACTGAAAGGTTTAGCGTTGTATGGCAAGGTCATAACAACCCTTTTAACACACTTCCTATCCCAGTGTTCATGCAGGGTTTCAGGTATAGACGTTTTGGATTTATTAGCTACTACTGCGTAGGCGTCTTGTGGTCTGTCAGAAGGAAGCACATTGACGAGTTGTGCTGTACTACGGTCCCTAGCTAATCCAGCTAGAATCTGGAGACCACTACATGTAGCGTCTACAGCCACAGGTAGTCCAGTTGTCTTTCTGTCCTTAATTAAAACGCAATGGTAGTATTCATCCACTGCCGCTAAAAACTGCCATGGTTCCTCTGCAGCTTCCCAATCTGGTAAGCATCTTCTAGGATTATTAGCAATTTTAGCTATTAGATTAATATTATCTTTAGTCCAGTTTAACCTTTCTTCAATCGTAGACTTATCCAACCCATAGCAGGTTGCGACTTGAAAAGCTAACCATTCCTCTGCCTTATCTGTTATTACTGACTCTTTAGAAAACTTTATACAAGCTTTCCCAAAGTCAGTATCTTGAGGTGTTAAGAATGCAGGTATAGGGTATGCTCTTCCACGGTAATCGAAAGACCACGGCACGAACCACTCCTTACCTTTGAACCTTCTAACAGCCTCCATTGTCATTCTTGTACGACATGAACGTCTAAATGCATTAGCGTTCTTATTTCGTACCTCTGCAGCAGCTCTACGGTAACTCTTACGAGCTTCCTTATTATCTGCTATGTCTGGAGGTTTTGGAGGCAGGGGTATGTCAACAATAGGAATAAATTTTCCCACTGATATACCTTGTCGATAAAGCATTTCTGCCATATCTATTATGAAGGGGTTCAAGCGATAACCCACTTTCTGTATCTTATTGAGAAACGCTATTGGTGTTTCCCCCTGTATACACGTGTTATCGCCACGCCTAACCATATCGTGACCACGCATTACCTCATTAAGTAAGTAACCACCTGGTTTTTCACCCCAATCATTAGGTTCAATTAGCATTGGCCATGCAAGTGGTGCAAATAATTCACTTTGAGCCATGATATCATCTTTAATCTCTAGAAATTCAGGAGTAGGAGCTACATAATTAACTCTTTTCCTGCCTTCTTGAGACATTTGACGATAAAACCAATGACTTTCTTGCATGATACAATCTAATAACCATGCTCCAAGCTTAACTCTATTAGATCGACCCCAAGCTTTCCACGGTTCCACACCATAACGATTCATTAATGTCTGAATCACTACGATTTTTTGTTTGGTTCCTATGGATTTATGCCAGTAGTTTTTCTTTAGAGTTGTTAATAAAGCAGGTACATTTTTTTCATAGTACCTCATTTGACATTCATCTTCCAGACCATTACCTATAGCAGCACATACATTAACTACTGTTTTCTCACTATCTCTGTAACTAAATACCCTATCAAAGGTAATCTTACAGGCAATAGTAGCAGCTGCTAATGGTTCTAAGTCTGCTAAATAGACTTTGATCTCTCTAAATGATTTGCCTGTTGCTCCTTCTTTAATACGATTTGCAGTATCCTTCATACGTTTAATCATTAAAGGGATTAAAACGTCCATAGAAGTTATACCGTATACCGTAGCAGAAGCATATGATCTGTCTTCAAGATTACTTGTGTTATCTCGAAGCCTTTCAATCCCTTTACGGATTTGATCCCTTTCAAACTCAACTTGTTTGCTTATTTGGTCGGGAGTTGGCATAGGTTTCTAGCTCATCGTTTACTTGATCGGTTAATAGTTTACGAATTTCATCGTAATGTGGGTGATCTATATCAAGTAAGTCTAACGCTTGCTGATAGTAAGTGTAGACTTCATTGTTCGATCTCATAATCATACTCCTGATCATCGTGTAATCCTCTAGGGAATAAGTGGTGGATTTCATCATGGTCACAAACAATAAACTCACTCTCTCCTTCAGCCATAATCTTTCTAACCTTAGCTTCAGCTGCTGAATGTCTTTGATAAACATACTCAGATACTTTACCAGTCTCTAAGTTTGTCTCTCTTATAATAGCAGCTATCGAAGATGGAATCTCCCATCCTGACATTTTCCAGCTCATGAATTGATCGAATGGCATGGAGATGAACCAAGTTTCTTCTGCGTCCTTGATTGCTTTCCAGTTATTAGGGTAATAAGGTTTTTTATTAGGCATCGTAAATAGGTTCTACATTTACTAAGTAATCATCGTGTAAGCAAGCTTCTTCATAAGCTTCATAGGCAACTTCATACACATCATAACCTGAGTTAAGTATGAGATCCCTACCACTTTCTAAAGTTACCCTATACTTTGTCATAAGTTCTCCTTACAAGTGGTTTAAGTTTATCAATGGTATCTTGCATCCAGTCTGACCACGGATTACCTAATGGGCAGTCCATGCCTTTATAGAAGCGTCTACGAACTAGACCGTCATAGAATAATTGCGCTTCAGTTTCTGTTAAGGAAACTTTTCTGGCGTCCATGATTGTGAAAAGGCACTGTCATTTGGATGAGTACATATGTACTATATAATACAAACATACTATTGAATTAGTACATTAGTACTACTTTTTTATAAGCACAAAGAAAAAGGGCTGGTTAAGTAATACATCTGTACTACTCAGCCAGCCCTCAATTCTAGGAGCTTTAAGGCTAGTTGTAATCTAGGGTTAAGCTGCTTGAAGCTCTTCCCTTTTCTTTTTCACTTCCCTCCTTTGTTTGAGTACATCTTTTAATCTCTTCTCTTCTTCGCTCTGTTTCGATAAGTGAAAGCATTCAATGTGATATTCATCACCACAACTAGAGTGTATTAAACTTAATCTAGCTGTTACCGCTTCCATGTTCTCAAAGATACCCAGGACAGTTGGCCTACCGTCATAACAATCGATAGAACTTAGGGTAAAATATTCAGGGTGAGTAGAACAAGACATTAAAAGAAAACTCCATAAGTAAAGATCAATACTAACAAATAGATTAGTATTTGTTGCTGTTGTTCAAGATCATCATTCTCTTTACCCAATGACAAAGCATCGGAAAGAAGGCGATCATAATTTTTTTCCTTAGCTTCAATTATTTTTATTAATGAAGCTTTTGTTTTTGATTGATAGTTAGCGGTTGGCATAACGTGAATCCGTCCAGATAGGTTTAATTTGTTTAACAAGTTTTAATTCTTGTTTCTGTCTTATTGCTTCAATCTTTGCAGCTTTAGGATATAAAACTGTTGGTGATTGATAAGAAAAAAAAGACATAATGATTAAACTTGGACGGGTTTTAATTCAACCAAAGAATCAAGGAAAGTTTGAGATACTTTCTCAGCTGTCACACCCTCAAGCCATTGGTTGATGTGTCTTGAAGTTGTTTGGCTCCAGCTTGTAGAGGTTCTTACGTAGCCTCTATCTGGCAAGTTTGCCGCTACTGGTGTTTGATAACTGAAAAAGATCTCAAGACCATTTAAAAAACTAATTACAGTTTTGTTTGATCCTAATGGGATTAGTTTCATTTAAGAAATCTATAAGGTGAAGGAATAGGTAGAATTACTCTACCTAATAGTCAGAGCTTGGAGTTGAACCAAGCTTTAAAACCCACTGACTTAATAAGAATAAGATTCGATTTCATCAGTAAGAAAGTCATATTCTTGTATACTGATGTTCTCATTCTTTATGATTTCTTCACATAATGCAGCGTAGGCACTATCTGAAAGGTCAATCATTTCTCTCTCTATAGCTTCGAGATGGTCGGCTGTTGGCTCAAGATCTCTAGCTATATCTAGGGCTCTTTCTTTCTTAGGTTGAGAAAAAAATAAACCCTTGAGAAATTGAAATACTATTTTCATAGTTGAAATAGTTTAATGAGTGGATAGAAAAGGCTTAACCCCTTTCATAATGTACAATACACGATTTCCTAGAAAAAACAATGGTTCTTGTGCCACTTTTTCAACTGGTTTCATCGTGTCCTATCTCATCTATATATAAATGATCACCAAAGCCAGAACTTTCAACGCTCCAACTTCTCTCAATCATTTCTTTTATATAGTTGGGTAGGTCCTCGCTAATCATTGCAACAGGATAATCACAACAACTAGGAGTAAAAGGAACTAATCTTTTTTTCATTAGATTAATTCTGGAGTAACTACATTGACATAAACTCCTAAAGTTTCCAAAGCTGCAATATCATTTTTTGATATTGTTTTCTTGCCAGTTAATTGACTGATTGCTTTGGCTTCTACCTCATCAACTACATAGATATGTTGTTGACCGTAGTGAGTCTTTAGTTCAATGTTAATAGTCATTAGTACTGATTAATTAAGTACATTACTATTATAAGCATATACTCAATCTATTGGTCTAGAGTATTTATACTTATTCTGTTTAATCTTTATTATTCCTTTCTATTTAATTCTATTAATATCTAATAAGACTGTTAAACGTAGCGCAACAGATAGCGCGAGAGTGAGGCGAGAAGATGCCAGCCCGCTCGCTTCGCTCGCTCTGCTTATACGGCTTAGTGCTGATCAATCAGGCAGCCCACAAGCGAGGGCGAAGCCCGAGCGGTTCAAACTGGGGTGCCCCTGGTTCAGCTAGTACACCCGTACTAGGGGTAAATCGGACGCCGTATATATGCGTTATGCCTTCTCAAATTTATGCCATTTTTTAAGGAGTTTCTGTGCTTTCTTCCTAGAGACACATTCTTGTGCTTTAGTTTGCAGTTTCACTAATTTGTGTGAGGACTTTTTCAATAGTAGTTGTCATTTGTCTATATCCATTACCTACATACACTTGTCCTACAACAACAGAGACAGTGGCTAAACCCCAGAATAAGTAATAAAAATGAGATTTAATCTGATGTCTAATATTCATTTAAAATATTTTTCTATTACTGATACTTGATCATGATATCTAGCTATTTTATCCAGTTCTATACCGATTGCTTCAGTAATATCTGAATGTTCTCCTATACCTGCAGGATTAGTTAAATATACGTTAACATTAGCTTTATGCTTTTCAATTTCTCCATGAGCATGAGCTAACATTGCTCTAACAAGTTGTTCTTTCATAGGTGGTTAAAAGTAATAGAGTTTAAGTGGAAGTATGTAAGAAATATCCATTCATAGGATATTATATAAAGGGAGAATTGAAGTCTGAAAGACGAGATTCTCCCTTGAGGGAGAGGGTCCACCCTTCCCTTCTCCCTGTATACACGTGTTAGCGTCTAAACCCAGGTATTGACTGACTTTCCTTGTTCTAAACCTCTAGCTTTATCTCTTTGGTCTTTATTCATACCAAAAACTAGGTGATTAGCGGAAGCTTGAGGATTATCTATAAAATCAGTTAATAGGGAGTCCCAATCTTCACGTTTTCTATCAATAATAGCTTGTTGAGCTGAGATGGAGAGTGCATCTGTGAAATACTTGACGCCTTGGGCCAAACAGTCCAATCTGTCATCGTGTCTAACAGCACCTTTTTCTCTACACATTCTCGACATCTGATAGAAAAGCATATAGAGAAGACGTTTTTCAGGAGCTTCATCTGGATTAGAGTTATAGTCCCAATTAATAACACTTTTATCACATATAAGGCGATGTTGATTAAGAACAGGCTCAAGTGAATCAATGATTCGATCTTCTTTCCTAACGTTCGCACGAGTTTCTTCTATAAATATATTTTGTTTTGTCTGTTGAATATGTTTTTTAAAGAGTTCAGCTACAATACCATCACCAAAGTTCGATTCAATTAGGAGTGTAGAGGCGTTATATTTCTTACAACCCTTAAGAATATCTAATAAGGTATGGTCACTGTATCCGTCTCTATAAGCTCGCATCTCATGTAAATAAAGGAATCCATTCTTTTGGGAAATGAAGGCTGCTGCAGTCTCATCTGTACCTCTTCCAGAGGGATCGACACTGCAGATGGTTTCTGTATAAGGCGACCACTCTCCTTGAAGTTGCATTGGAGAATAAAAATAGTCTCCTGGGAGTCCGACTGTAGGGAGTTCTTTGATAACGTTTCTTGGATCGGAGCACCATATAACGGATTCTGGACCATTGTTAGGGTTAACACTGGTAACGACCAGATCAGCCATTTTAAGAGGGAATTTCTCTGCATCACTAAGCGAGGTATCTAACATGAACTGTAACATGAAGTTAGATCTTCCCATGGAAGCTTCACGTTCTATCAGATCATCATCATTAAATCTATCTGGATCTGTACATTCACCAGATTTAGCACCCATATCAATATCTTCTTGTAATTGAGGAGCTATTAATCCTTCATACTGTGTGATTGACTTGGGATATCTTGCTGGCCAAACCAAGGGACGGTAGTTACGCTCAGCCAGCTTACGATAAACAGTAAAAACAGTCTGAGGAGTCCCAAGAAAAAGAATACGAGAATCATCTTTGGGGGTAAGGATAGATTCAGCTTCCGTACAGAGTTGAAGTAATTTTTCACGCATGAACTCCGTCATGGAGTTTCCAGGAACTTCTATATCGTCCAAAATCATTAAATCGGCTCTGCTTCCTGTTAGC